TAAAACAAACCATAGAATATATGCAACAGATGATATAGACTTACCGGATTGTCGACATGCTAATACTATATTAAATCTATGAGTATTAAAATATTCAAACATTTTCTCTTGATAAGGATAAAGATCAAAGTCTACTAAACCTTGATCAAGAGAAATAACTTTACAATACTTCCTTGCAAAATGTATAGGATCGTCCATACATTTTTTATATTCTAATATTTCTGATTGGGTCCATGAAGTGACAATACCGTCACGTTTTACATTAGGGTTCCCTAAATAACCATCATTCATCTTTTAATCTAGGCGTTATATCAATCACATTATTTGCTGGTTTAGCTGTCTTTTCTACATCTTGTAACATTCTCTGTAGATCAGTAGTAGAACCAATATAAAGATTATTTGTAGTGCCTTCTGCCTTTAAAGGTAAATCATCTTTGTTTATATCTTTGTTTTTCTTATTTAGATCCATTAATTTATCATTTACATCGCCGACATTCTTAATCATGCCAGATAAGACTTCGATAGCACGAGGATGCTCAGACTGTTGAGCAATCTCAATAGCTAAGTCAAGGGCATCTTTACCTTTCTCGATTAACTCGTAATAAGTTTGTCGAGAATATTCGTAGTCATTTGCAATCTTATCACTATCCATAAGTCACCTATGCGCTATCCATATCCATACCAAAATATGAAATATTAACGTTAAAATCACTATCACCTGATGGCAATCTATTAAAAGCTGTAGGTTGATATTCTATTCTATAATTATCTACATTTTCTGTAAAGTTATATTCAGTAATAGCTTTTGTAATAATATTACCATTTGTTATTGGACCAGTAAATGACATTTTCATTTCAAAGTCTAAAACATATTGTAATACGCTACGTTGTTCCATAGGTCCTTCGAAATCAGAAAGATATGATACACCTTGTAATGTAATAGGCATATCTTCTTTTATTTCTGGAAATTCTTCTTTAAACGGTACCATAGTCATTGTATATTGAGGACTAAAGAACGGTAATATTTGTTCAACAAGTTGTAATGCATCATCCTGAGCTTTAGCATATATTGTTAATGAAAATGTAATATTATAAGGTACAGACCTTGTAACTTTAGCCTTTAAACCGCCATCGTCATTTAAACTTTGATTATGTATTGTAGTATTTCTTTTTTGTAATTGACGCGTATCATCATATATAAACGATGTAATTTCAAAAGACATTCTAGGTAACTTTAAAGCAACTGCTTCATCTCTCTGAATATCTGGTAGACCTTGAATACGTTCTATAAATTTATCACGAGGCGCATAAGACAATGGTACCCGTACTGTACTAATTACAGTACCAGCCGAATTCTTACGAATTACGTGCAAGTTAGTAAATAATGAACCAAAAGCGGCTACGCATTTTCTAACTTTCTGATGATAAAAGTGTGGACCAAACATTTTCTATCCTATACTAAATTACTATTTATCATGATTAAGGAGCACCACGAGCAGATGGATCATTTCTACGTTCTTCTGCATTATCTCTCCACATTTCTGGATCATATCTTCTAACATCTTTTATATCACCACGATTTGGTATATCAGTTCCCATGCTAATTGTACCAGTTGTAGTCAATGTCGCATTACCTGTTAAATCTATAGCGCCTTGTGCTGTACCTACAATAAGACATTTTGTATTAGCGGTTATCTCTGGCCTATAAAAATCTAATCTATCAGCAAAAGGTTTATTATATTTAATATTGTCATGTATTGCAAAATCGTATATCTTAGAAACATTTTGACCAGATATTGAACTTCCTAAAGCCCAAGTTGGTGTACCAGCTAATATTCCATCTTGAGCCCAACCTCTACATGCATGCAATCCATCTATAAACATTGATACAGATCCTTTACCTTCATGGTTTTGTGGTTGTGCGTGATATACGACAGCTATATGATGCCATCTTGAAATATCATCTCCATCAAATGTACTTGCATCGCTATCAACACCTTCGCTAAATGAACCAGTTATATCCCACGCTGGCCTATATCCATATTGAACAGATCTATGAGTTGCATTATTTTTATCTTTAGTTATTAATCGTACCTCATCTGACTGTAAATTCATCTTTATCGAGTTATCACTTGTCTCGAATATGCCACCATACCCTGTGTAAGAACCACCAGATGCGTCTATTTGCATCCAATATTCTATTGTCCAAGCGTCTCCTTTACACCATGTTCCATCATCGCCTGCTATATTTAATGTACTAACAGCTGAAGGAACTATGCTATGAGTAGATCTAAATTTTGGTGGTTCATAATAGTCTTGTACGGTACTTGGTAATATTTTTCTTATCTTACCACCTTGCCTAATATTTACACTAGTTCCAACTGTAGCGCTACCGGCATATATAGTACCATCACTTTTTATGATGTGCGCACTTCCGAACCTAGCAGTATTATTATATTTGTTACCATGGTTATTAGCTTCAGAATATGGGCCTGGATGATATAATGTACCTAAATGAGAATTATCTCTTACATCAAATACAGCTATATTACCTGCATCATAAGATACTGCTCCAGTGCCAGTTCCATCATAGTCAGTTCTTCTAAAATCTGATTCTTGTAAATGAAATGCATTATTGCCGTGCATAGACAAATACGGATAATCAAAACCAATATTATTCGAAAATGACCCAAACCCCATACCATCTTGGCCAGGAGATTTATACTGTGTTCTGCTAAGATCATCATTATAATATTGACCAGTTGCTTCTCCTATAGCATTATAATCAGAGTAAAAGCCTATTAAGTCATATGTCATCGGTCTTAATTTAAAGAGATATACACCTCCAACATTACCTGCGCCACCGCCAGGATGACTACCTTCTATATCACCACTAACAGCAACGGCAAGATATGAACCTTGCTGTTTCATGTTTATGCCAAAATCATCACCATTTAAATTAGATGTTCTACCTTCTAGATTATCTAAACCAGGATTAAATATTGTATATCGGTATTCTGGGTCGTCATAAGGATAGCTATTTGGACCTGTTGTATTATTAGCAATCACCCATATGTGTACTGCTCCTCCGTAACTATTATAACCTGATAATGCTGGATGTCTTTGTTTAGTAGCAGCAATACATACGTAGTTTTCATCAGCCTGTATACTATAACCAAAATATGGGTCTTGTGAAGAATGCGCAGAATCGTGAGGTAATGGATTAAAAAAGTTCATTTCAAAATTACCTTGACCATCTAATAGCCTAACACCTCTTTCAATTCCGCCACCAACAGACACTGGTAGAGAATACAAATATCTAGGATTATCATATTGATCTTCAAAAGCACATACATCTTGTTTATGAATACTTGCTCCGCCTGGTAACCATGCAGCACCAGCAGCAAGTGTTTTCATAGTAGTTAAGTCAACATCAAATATTTTTATTTGTGAAGTAGTAGCTGTTTCTTTTCCATCGCCACATCTAATTATAACTTTTCTACTCTTATACGGTTGTGAGGCACCAGATGGATCTGAGTCAAAGTTGTTATCCAAAATATCCATAGCATAAACATACTTATGTGTTCCGTCTAATGTGTATGTTTGTTTATTAGCGTCTGTAAATATATCACTATCATTTTCTTTAAAAAGATCTACACGGTTTTCTCCAGAAACAGCAATCCAACCATGTTTATTGCCTACTGTATCACCGCCGCCTCTAACCATCTTATATGCATATTCTGGTATTGTATCTTGTTCGTATAATTCAGCTATATTAGCAGAGTCATTAAATTTATGCCAGTCGTGTCTTAACGGTGGTAAAATTTCACCTGACTTAGTAGCATATTCTGTTCTACTATTAATGTTAGTCCATACGGGTTCCATAGCTGTGCCGGAATAATTTGCACTTACTATAGTATTATTTCCACCAGATATAGTATCCAAACTACCTATAGGCCCATAAGAACCTGATGTACCTGTTAAAATATTCATTTTAGCATCAGTATCACCGTAATCATATTCTGTATACATCCAAGTACCTAGATCATGTCCTACATCTAAAACTCTTAAATTACCAAAAACATTACCAGTTCTTCTAAATCCAGCGTGTGTATTATCACCCAATCTATCATAATTTTTACCAACCTCATGATTAGGTAAACTTACTGTGTAATTATATCCTTGTCCACCGTATGCACTTTGTCCTGAATCCCAATATTCTCCTGATAAAATTATATTATCACCATTAGGTGTCACATAGTAATTATCATTACTAGTACCTTCTGTAGAAAAAATACGAAATTCATCTAATAATTTACCATCTCTATTATATTTGTAAAGAGCATAATCATTAACATTTACAATTATTTTTCCTAAATTATCAATTGCCATTGTAGTCATGGAATTAGTTCCGACTCTCATCATATTTCTTTGCCAAACTATATGTCCATCTGAACCTTTTATCTTAGCTAATAATCCACGCCGCTTATTACCATCACTAACTTTCATTTGACCTGCTGCATAGATATCTCCATTACTATCAGTGACCATAGCAAAAAATTGATCTTCAGGTTCTAATACAGAATCAGTATAATTATTCCTTGATTCGGTTGGTATTCCTATTGAATCTTCTGGTACAAATCCTTCTGGGTGTCCGTATGTATTAGTCCATAACTTATTTCCATTTGAATCTAATTTTATTATAGAAGGATATTCTATTCCTATTTGGCCAGATCCAGTGATTCCTGCGTACTCTATAGAAGCTTGGCAAAAAATATTATTATCTTTATCGACAACCATTGCTCTACCGATATTATCACCAGTATCCTGTATATTATCTCCTAGTCTTTTATACCATACTATATCGCCATTACTTTTATCTAGTCTAGCAACCATTGTGTTTTTTCTATTAATCAGATCACTATGTTCTTCAGTCGCATATACAATTGGATCACCATTAGATAAAGCATCTATAACATATGGTGTCATACGATATATTGCATATTGATATGCAGAACCAGTTAGAGTTTTTGCTGAGTCAATTACGTCTTGATTAAATAGATTTCTAGACCATAATACATTACCCACACTATCCCATTTTGTAACTTCTGCTGTACGACCATCCATAGCATGTGATGAATTTATCTCTTCTGTATTAGCACCGGTTAATGAATAACTATGGTTATCACTAGTAACAGCCATTGATTTTCCAAAAGCTTTATATTGACTTAAGGCTGAGCTTGTTTGAGCACCTCGTGGATGAAGTTTTTTGCCCCATTTATATGTGCCATCTGCATTTAATGTATATCTAAATATATTTCTTTCATCAAGAGCTCCATTTGTTTTTTGAGACATATGATGGATATCACCATTTGGTCCAACTACAGCATCTAAATATCCACCACCACCTGCAATCTGGCTTCCATCACTAGAATCTAATCTATATGTAGAAAAGAATCCGTCAGATAAATTTCTACCGACTGGTATAGTTCCTGTAACTAAAATATGATTTCCCATACCCAAGCCGTGTGTTTCACAATAATAATTTAATAGACTAGGAGCATTAGCAGTCACATTTATGCTAACTGATGCAGTATAACCATCTCCCGGAGTACCAGATATAGATACGCCACTATCATATGTACTAACACCGCTGTCAGCCGTAAACCTAAATGGATGACCTGCGTTACTAGAATGACTCACATCAAAGTTGTAAGTTTTACCTCTAGTAAATTTTAATTTTGGTCTAAATACTGCCATTTTACTTCTAAGCCTTAATAGTTAAAATTAGAGTTATCACCTTCTAGATAGAAGACATTACCTTCACTGTTTGCACTGTCTTCATATAGAGGCCCTGGTTGTACTGTAACTGTCCAATTCAAAGATGTTGCAAATCCATTGCCATCACTATCAGAACCAGATCTACGTGGTGGCGGAGATGAATCTACAATTGAATATCTTCTTATAGACGAAGTACCGTCAATTGTCAATGTTGTATACAAGTAGTCTTTAGTTGAGAATATATCACCTGTTGCATCCGTAACATTTCCGTGCGGAATGTTTTCGATTTGTAGAAACTTAGATGAATCCCATGTAGCAGATGTAATATCCCATGAATCAGCTAAATCAAATTGATATATACCGATTCCTCTATCAGGCGCACCTGGATGCATTGCAGAATCTATGACACTAGAATTTGCAAGCATATAAAGTCTTGTACCATCATAGCTTACATGCATACCTAAGTGGTTTGTATAAACTTCGTTATTTGAAATAGCTGGATAATATAATGCACCGCTATCGTACATATCTAAATCTATTGTATATGGAGCAGATAAATGCCATTGAGAAATAATAGGTGGAGAAGCAGCAACGTTTGTCCAATATAGTCTTCGACCACTATCACCGAACTGAATATTATCAGGTCTTTGACTGCGATTAAATCCAGTTTGATCTTCAACTGTTGCAAAGAATGCTAGCGTACCCCAGAAATCTTCTCTGTTTGAATCTATTGCATTATCGATTCTATCAATACTATAAGTACTTGCTCCTCCAGATATATCAAATTGACTAATTTCATTTTTGTAAATATCTGATGCGCCACCGATACGTGTAGTATATAGTTTTGTCCAATCATCATTGAACGTCATACCAAACTCTTTCATCTTATGACTTGAGCTATCCATAGTTAGAGTAGGTTCTTTGTTAGTATCACGTGATGCTGTTCTTAGATCCCATGCTGTACTCATTGAGTAAGCACGCCAATCGTTTATACCTGCATCTTTCATTACAATTGTTTTACCATCTGGACTTAGCTCTAATCCATAAATTGGATCAACAGTTGAATCGTATACAAATTCTTGAGTTGAATCGTAAACAAATCTTTCTACACTAACTTTAGGTGTAGCTGGTTGCGCTGCAGCTTGTGATGGATCATATGTTCTCCAAGCCTCGTGTCCAGGTCTTAAGTCTGCTGCTCCAGCACTATCAGCTATTTCACCATAAACATAAACTTCACCAACATTTGTTCTTCTATAATTGCTGACTGTATAAAATTGAGAATGATATGGTGCACCAACAACTGTTCGATGGCCATAAAAATCAAATCCTTGACCTGTCTTACTATAGCTATTACCATTATATTCAGCATTACCCCATTGAATATCATATCCTGGACTACTTGGTCTAGTGATATAAGATATAGGAGTACTATCATTGTTATGTAAATTGTTTACATCATAAAAGTAAATTCTCTTAACCATTTCACCATTACTATCAACACCCATAGGATCTTGTTCTGTGTTATGTCCATCTTTACTTAATAATGCAGCTATGTTACCAGACATTCTTACTGTATGAAATTCAGGTGCAACATTACCTTCTGTAGTATATACGGTATCTCCTAATGAATCCATTCTAGGATCTATAATAGGTCCAGCTATCTTATTACCTGTTACAATATTAAATACATACCATTGACCTTCACCATCAAGAACGCTAAGGTTTGTACCTTCCATTGCTATTTCATTACCAAATCTTTGACCAGTTTTAAATGAAGGATCACCGTGGAATGATCTTAAATAACTATTATCATTTAAATTAAATAAATGTACTGCACCATCTTTAGTGTAAGTAGTATCTGAATCTTCGTATTCAAAATCCGCAACAGCTAAGTAATCACCGCTTAAAGCTATACGTCTACCAAACTCATGTGCAGTTGCTGCATATGGATTATCGATACTACCAAGTAATTCACCAGTAGTTAATTTATAAGAATATACTCTACCTGTTCTACTACTTCTACCATATTCACCAATAACTAATCTATCAAAATCTGAATCCATAGCTATAGTTGAACCAAAATAACCATCGGTTGTTGGTGATGGTGCCATCAAAGTATATGATGTTACTTCATGGAATGTATTATTACTA